TCCTTTGGGGCGACCCTGGCCACCGGCGATGTCGTCAGCGGCCGACTCTCGCATAGCCGCGATTTGGCTCGGTTGCCAAGGGCTTGCGCTGTCCCAATTTGGTCAGGAAGGGCGATGGCCGCGCTTGTGAGCGCGCGCCCGCGCCTTCGTTATTGCGCGTTAGGGTGGAAGGCCGTGCTTTGCGCGAGCGACGGCGTCAGCGGCGCTGCGTCGGCGAGTTGCTCGGGCCCGGCCTGCTGCTGGTCAGGCGCGGCGTGGGCGACCGTCTCGCGCTGGGCTGAAGCGTTGCCCGTGTGGTCCGCGAGGTACAGCGCGGCATTGGCGGCAATCACCACGGCTGCGCATGCGAAAATCTTCTTCATCACTTGCACCTCTCGCCCTGGCGCTCCGCCCCAGGGCGACCGGCTGGTCTATCGCGTCGCGGGCTCTTGCGACGATCAGCGGCTGGAAATCGCCCAATGCCGCTTCCATTATGAGTAGCGGTTCCGCATTAGCCGGCTTCGCGGAAGATGTATGAGGGGAGAGTGGGGAATGGGCTGGGGTAGCCTTACCTTTTGGCTGATTATGGGGCTAGTGTTGACCCACTCCACTATCAAGGGGCTTCGCGATGGCGAAGTCAGCTACAAGTCGCGTACTTTTTCGCGCTTGGGCAATCCCATCATGTACTGGTTCTTGATTATAGTTGGCGGGTGGGCAGGTGTTTGGTTCATCTACCGCGTGGTGCTGGCGGCGCTGGGGTCATACTCGTAGGCGGCGGCGTTGCGCGGGCGCTATCCCGTTGCGCGTCGACGATCGCCCGCGTGGCGTCGATGACGCCGGTCAGCGAGAATGTCGCGACGTTGAACTGGCCGTCGAACGCCAGCGCCACCCCGAGATCGCCGCCTGCGAGGATCGGGCCGAGATCGGCTTCGAACCGGAAGATATAAATGCGATCGTCGCGGTAGCAGGTTAGCGTCACCACCCTCGCATCCACTGCCGTGTTCACCATGGCGCTATATCGGGCGCCTTCTTTGCAGGGCTTGTTGAGCATCAGATAATAAACGCATTTTTCGCTGCAGAGCAGTCCGAACCTGGATTTGGCGTTGTTCACCGTGAAAGCATCAAACAGGCCGTTGCTTATATCCGTATGCCATTGCCCGTAGACCTGCGTCTGCGTCTCCGCCGCTGCGGGCGCCGCGAGGACGGCCAGGACCATGAGCGCGATGGCGCGGAACAGGCTTGATCCGGCCCAGCCCGCGCGCATCCATCCTTGGGGGCTACAGCGTCGTGTCATTCAGACCCGGATCCGCGGCTTTGCTGCGATCGTCAGGCGCAGGCACGGTTGCTCCCTGCTGCTTCCAGCGGCCGACCACGGCCGTGAGCGCCTGTTTCGCGCCGTTCAGCGAAAAACTGGAAATGTTGAACTGGCCGTTGTCGAGTGGGAAGGCGAAGCTGATCGTATCCCCGGTCAGCAGCGCCTCAATGCGGGCGCCGTCCTGCGTGACCAACGAGTCAATCGAATTCACGCGAAGGCAGCGCAGGCGGATCTCGTCGGCGTCCGTCCGGCTGGCGGCCAGCGCCTTAAATTCGGTGTCCTGGACGCAGGGGATCGGCGAGACCAGATAATATGTACACACCCGACCGCAGGCTACCCCGAAGCCGGTGCCGGGGCCGTTCTCGGTATAGGCCGAGCCGCTCTGCATCGATGCGCCATTCAGCACGATATGCGTGTGCCAATCGCCGAAGCTCTGCGTTTGCTCGGACGCCGGCCCCCCAGTGGTGGCCGCCATCGCCATGAGGGCGATCAGCGGAAGCATCGGCAACCTTTCCGAGGGCGCGTAATTGCTCCGATTTCATTCGCAACGACTTGCGCGGGTCTCCAATTTGAGTTGCGAATATTTGTGATGGTCATGGTGTTGGCGCCGCCGCATCCCGCTGCTTCGCGTTCGCCATGACCGTTGCAATTGCCTCGCTGGCGCCAGCGAGCGAGAAGCGCGCAACAGCGATCAGGCTGTCGGTCTGAGGATAGGCGAACGCAATGTGGTCGCCCGACATCAGCCGGCCGACATCCGCATCGCCGATGATCAGGACGTTGCCTTTGCTATTCGTATTACATTTCAGCGTAGCTGGAGTTTCCCCGGCCTGGCTGTTGACGATGGTTCCAAAAAGCATGCCCTCTTGGCAGTCCCCCTTCAGCGCAAGAAGATATCTGCACGAAGCGCCGATGCAGTCCAATGCAAGCACCTCGCCGGAGCTATTCTCGACATAAGCCGCCAAGGGCTCGCTAAGTCGCCACCGCTCCGCCCCGTCATTTGCAGGCGAAGCGGCCGCGCCAGCGGCTGCCATCGCCATGATCGTGATTGCGCCGAACATGCTTGCCTCCTTGAGATCTTATTGTGGAGCGTCGCCGGAAGCCGGGGCCTGACCGTACCTCGCCCGCGCCCATGTGACCGCCGCGCTTGCGCCTTCCAGCGAGAATTTGGAAACCCTGAACTGGGAGTCTTCGGCCGGTATCGCAATGGCCACCACGCTTGCCGCGATCACGGCCGGCATGTTCTGCCCGTCGAAATACAAAGCCCGAAGATCGGCGTCGTCACCTTCGCCCGCGCCGCAAACCGCTCTGGGGAACGCGGAATGTATCTGGGGCGCGTCCCCCGCTGTCTGGCTGCTCAGCAGCAGATCATATTGGCGATCCACTACACAGCCCGCGCGCGTGTACAGATAATAGAAGCATCTTCCGTCCGAACACCCGAACCCGAACTGGGCCCCTGACTCGTTCTGCGTGTAAGCAAGGACACTGGTCGCGTCCGCACTGGCGCGCCACTGCCCGAATATCTGGTCGGCCTCAGGCGCTGCCGTTGCTGCGACGGCCGGTGACGCCCCCAGAACCGCCATGATCATCAGCGCGATCGTTCGAAACATGCATTGCCCCCGGTTGCTGTCGTTGATCCTTTGGGGCGACCCTGGCCGCCGGCGATATCGTCAGCGGCCGACTCTCGCATAGCCGCGATTTGGCTCGGTTGCCAAGGGCTTGCGCTGTCCCAATTTGGTCAGGAGGGGCGATGGCCGCGCTTGTGAGCGCGCGCCGGCGCCTTCGTTATTGAGCGTCGGGGTGGAAGGCGGTGCTTTGCGCGAGCGCGGGCGTCAGCGGCGCTGCGTCGGCGAGCTGCTCGGGCCCGGCCTGCTGCCCGTCCGGCGCGGCGTGGGCGACTGTCTCGCGCTGGGCCGAAGCGTTGCCCGTGTGGTCCGCGAGGTACAGCGCGGCATTGGCGGCAATTACCACGGCTGCGCATGCGAAAATCTTCTTCATCACTTGCCCCTCTCGCCCTGGCGTTCCGCTCCAGGGCGACCCCTGACCGCGTGCGCCCCCGCCCGCGATCGCTTTTCCCAATAACCGCGACGGGCCCCGCCATGGTGTGCAAATTCCGTTTAAAAAGTCTTAATTTCTATGCCTGCCCCGGAATGGCACGATTCTCGGGCGGCGGGTGTTTGATGATGAGAAGGGTGTACCCCTCCACCGCCTTCGGCGGTCCCCCTCCCCTTTGAGGGGAGGATCTGGTCGGCCCGATCGCGTTACCGCAGATCCTCCCCCGGCGGGGGAGGTGGCAGCGCGTAGCGCTGACGGAGGGGTATTCGCCGCGAGAATGCCTGCCCGATACCTCGAGCATCGCGCGCCCACAAAATATCATGCCGGTGCTTGTCTTGCAGGGAAGCCAATCATAAGGTCAGCGCAGGATCGGATTTCGGGTTGAGCACCTAGCCCCGATTTCCATGTCCTTGCTCGCGAGGCCCCGAAGCGGATGAGGGGCGCTTTCGCTCAGCTCCCGGCGGATGGGAGTTCGCTTTCAGCCAAGCGCAGCGGCTGGATCGAACCATCCCCCACAGGAGCGCCTTCCATGGCATATTCGGAATTTCAATCGGGCCATCCGCTCAGCCCGACCATATGGGAGCGGGAGCTCGCCGCCGAGGCGATTCAGCAAACCTATGTCTGGTCCTTCATGGGCAAGGGCGCCAACGCCCTGCTCGTCAACAAGACCGACTTTTCCACCAAGGCCGGCGACAAGCTCGTCATGGGGCTGCGCCCGCAGCTCACCGGCCGCGGCACCACCGGCGACGATACGCTGCACGGCAATGAGGAAGCGCTCGTCACCTACAGCGATCGGTTCGTCATCAATCAGCTTCGCCACGCGGTCATTTCCAAGGGCCGCATGTCTGAACAGCGCGTCGCCTTCAACATGCGCAGCGAGGCCAAGGAAGGGCTCGCCGACTGGTTCGCCACCCGCTTCGACACCTGGTTCTTCAACCAGATTGGCGGCGCCACCTATCAGACCGATACGGCTTACACCGGCTTCAACGCGGTCGTGCCGGCCGACGCCAATCATATCATGCGGCCGAACAGCAAGACCGCGGATGAATCGCTCACCACCGGCGACGAGCTGACGCTCGTCCAGATCGACCGGCTGGCGGCGCGGCTGCGGCAGGGCACCTTCGCCTCGACCGGGCTGATGCCGATCCGTCCGCTCAAGATCCGCGGCGGCAATTATTATGTGCTGTTCGCCCATCCCAACCAGGTGCAGAGCCTGCGCTCGCAGACCTCGACCGGCCAGTGGGCGGATCTGCAGCGCGCACATATCCAGGGCGGGCTCAGCGACGTGCCGCTGATCACCGGCGGCGATTTCGTCGGCATCTACAACGGTATCGTCATCCACCAGTCCGAAAAAGTGCCCTACGGCGTCAATTCGACGACCGGCGCGGCCGTGACCAATGCGCGGCGCGCGATCCTGTGCGGCGCGCAGGCGGCGATGTTCGGTACCGGCGGCGACACGCCCAATGACGACAAGAAGTTCAAATGGGTCGAGGAACGCTTCGACTATGAGAACCAGCTTGGCGTCTCGGCCTGGACGATCGCCGGCCTGAAGGCTTCCCAATTCAACAATGCGCGGTTCGGGACGATCATCCTCCCGGCTTACGCGCCGCTGGTCTGAGGAGGATAAGATGGCGGTTGCACGTCAATTCGAGCTTCAGGCGGTCCATTATCTGCGCGCGGACATCGCCTACAACACCCCCAACATCGCCAACGGCATCGAGATCGGCGCCGTGCCGGCAGGCGCCAAGATCGAGCAGATCAAGGTCTTCGTCGACGAGGCGTTCAACGCCGGCACGACCAACGTGCTGGTGGCGGGCACGACCGCAGTAGGAACCAATCTGGTTTCCGCCGCGGACGTGACCGAGGGCACGATCGGGGTCTATACCCCGGCCGACGCCGCCAATCAGGGGCGCGGGCTGGTGTTCGCTGCGGACACCACGCTCTACATTTCCTACACGCAGACCGGCACGGCGGCGACCGCGGGTAAGGCGGTCGTCACCGTCTCCTACGTGCCCAAGGCCTGACCCGATGGCCCGGATCATCTTCGTCAAAAGCTCGCCGGCGGCGGCCTATGAGTGCGCCGAGATCGAGGGCGGCGAGACGATGAAGCCGCACGAGAAGGCCGCCATGCTTGACGATTTCATCGCCGAGCACGGCCTGATCCCGGTCGAATCCACCTTCGACGGGGATGTGCCGAGCCACCGCTACGGCCGCTATCTTTCGGAAGAGGATACGGCCGTAGCGGACGGGGCGAAGCGGCGCGGGCGCAAGCCCGCATCGCCCGCCGAGGATGCAGGCGGGGAGACCGCATAATGAGCTTCGGGGCCATCAAGGCGCGCATCATGAACGAGCTGATGCGCCCCGATCTCGCCTCCGAGATCGCGCTCGCCGTCAGCGACGCGATCAAGGAAGCGTCAAAGGAACGTTTCTGGTTCAACGAGCTGCGCGGGCTCAGCTTCACCACCGTTGCCGGCCAGGATGTTTACGACGTCCACGACCTCGCCGATATCCCGCTGATCGGGCGGATCGACAGCCTCCACATCGTCACGCCGCAAGGCCAGCGCTGGAACCTCGATTACGTCAACCATGCGACCTTCGATCGCTGGCATGACGGCGATCAGATCTTCACGCCGACGCCCACCCCGACTCCTACGCCCACGCCAACCCCCACGCCGACGCCGACCGCGCCGACCATCACCACCGATCAGAACCAGAGCGTGCCCGAAAATGCGCGGCTCGCAGTCGCGCTCACCGCCGATATGCTGGTGAGCTGGCTGATCGCGGGCGGTCCGGATGCGGCGCAGTTCGAGATTGTCGGCTCGGTGCTGCGCTGGGCGGCCAACGGCACCAAGGATTTCGAGGCGCCCGCGGACGCCAATCACGACAATGTCTATACCGTGCTCGTGAGCGCGGTCGATCCGGGCGGCCAGGCCTCGATCAAGGCGCTCAACATCGCCGTCACCGACGTCGCCGACACCGCGCCGCATTTCTACGCCGATTACGCCGCCATCCTGGAGGATGCATGATGCTGAAGGGCCAGCCCGCTTATTATTCGCGCTACGGCAACGGCATCCAGCTCTACATGGTGCCGGACCAGGCCTATCCGGTCGTGATCAACGGCACGACCCGCTTCGCGCCGCTGGTCAACGATAGCGACAGCAATCCCTATCTGGAGGAAGGCGAGCAACTCATCCGCGCGCTCGCCAAGGCCTATCTGCTCGAGGACGTGATCCGCGATCCCGAAAGCGCGGACCGGCAATGGGCGCTCGCCAAGAAGATCAAGAGCGACCTGATCCGTGAAAGCTCCGGCCGATCGGGCCCAACCGGCTGAGGCCCTGCCTGTGACGCCGATCCCGATCCCCTTCGGCGCGTGGAAGCCCGATCAGGCAACCTTCCAGTCCGATGCGCTCGTCGATGCGCTCAATGTCGTGCCGGTGCCGGGCGGCTATGGCCCCGCTTATGATTTCAACCTGATCGACGGGGTTTCGCTGACGCCGCCGATCACCGGCGCGACCGTGTTCGCCGATACCTCTGACGCGAGCTTCATCTATGCCGGCGCGGGCGACGATATCTGGGTGAGCAACAATGGCGCGCCCACCGTCGCCGGCGATATCGGCCAGGCGATGACCGCGCTCGCCGGATCGCCGCCGCGCGCCAAGACGATCGGCACGGTCGGCGATTTCCTCGTGCTCGGCGATCTCGACGACGGCATTGACGGCCACCGCCCCAACCGGGTGCGTTGGAGCGGCCTCCGCAACCCCACCATCTGGGGCACCAACGTCGGCGCGCAATCCGATTTCAACGACATGCCCGATGAGGGCGGCGCCGTGCAGGGAATCGTCGGCCGCGAATTCGGCTCGGTGTTCCAGCGCTATGCGATCAGCCGCATGACCTATGTCGGGCCGGACACCGTGTTCCGCTTCGACGTGGTCGAGAAGAAGCGCGGTGCGATCTCGGCCGGATCGATCATCGATTGCGGGCTGATCTCGGCCTATATCGCCGATGACGGCTTCATGCTGTGGGACGGGACGACCTCGACGCCGATCGGCGCGGGCGCGGTCAACGAATATTTCCGCAAGCATCTCGCGCCCGGCACCGAGAATTATATCGTCGGCGCGTTCGATCCGCTGAGCGCCACCATCTCCTGGGCCTATCGCACCGACGGATCGGGGCTGCTTAATGAGCGGCTGAGCTACAGCCTGACCGAGAGCCGCTGGACGCGTTCCAACCTCGCCATGCGCTGGCTGATGAGCGGCTTCGATATCGGCTACACGCTCGAAAGCCTCGATCAGTTCGGATCGCTCGACAGCCTCGCCTTCAGCCTCGACGATCCCAAGCTGCAGGGCAAGCGCTTCCGCGCGACCGGCTTCGATGCGGCGGGGCGTTACGGCCCGCTTAACGGTGATGCGATGGCCGCGATCTTCGATACCGGCGATTTCGAAGCCGCGCCCGGCCGCCGTGCCTTCGTCAATGCGGTGCGGCCGATCATCGATGCGCCGATGGTTTCCTGCGCGATCGGCACGCGCGCGCAATCGATGGCCGATCCGATTTCGTTCACCGCCTTTGCCGACAAGGCGATCGACGGCAACTGCCCGCTGCGGGCGAGCGGCCGCTATATGCGCTGCCGCACCATCGTCGGCGCGCGGCAGAGCTGGAGCCGTGCGACCGGCATCGAAGTGCCGGTGCTGCTGGAGGGCGCGCGATGACGCCCGCGCGCTACAGCTTCCTCACCGCCGCGGCTGCCCTGCTGGGCTGGGCGCGCCGGCTGATCGACAATCTCAACACCCGCGACGCCGAGATCGAGAAGCGGCTCAAGGATGCCGAGGACCGGCTGACGGCGGGGGGCCTCTGATGCTGTTCGGGGGAATCAACACGCCGATGACGCCGATCCTGGAGGCCGAGCTGCGCGAGGCGATCGCGCCCTCGATCGACCGCGACGCGTTCGAATCGCTCGACGAGGTGATGGGCGAGATCGCGCGGGGCGAGGCGATCGCCTGGATCGCGACCGAGGGCCACAAGATCCGCGCCGCCTGCGTCACCCAGATCATTCCCGGCGAACATGGCTCGCAATGCTTCATCCGCCATTGCGCCGGGCTCGGGCGCGAAGAGTGGCTGCATTATCTGCGGCTGATCGAGCTGTGGGCCAGGGGCTGCGGCTGCGCCTCCATCGAACTGATCGGGCGCAAGGGCTGGGTCCGCGCGCTGCAACCCCAAGGCTATGAAGAGCGCGCTGTCGTGCTCCGGAAGGTGCTCTGATGGGATCCAAGAAAACTACGACCTCGCACGCGCAAGGCAGCCTGCCCGACTGGCTGACTACGCCCTATCAGCAGGCGACAAAGGCGGCGACCAATCTCTACGAGACCCAGCCGGGGATTGGCGCGGGCACGCAGGCCTCGCTCGATCAGATCGTCACCAATGCCAATGCGGGGCGGCCGGTCGCGAACAACGCGCTCAACACGCTCGGCAATTTCGTGGCGGGCAATTTCGGGCAGCCGGCGCTCACCGGCGCGGCCAATGGCAGCTATCTCAGCTCCAATCCCTGGGCGAATGGCGGCCAGCCGATCACGACATCGAGCGCGCTCAACGGCTTCGCCGCCAACGGCATGCCGACCAGCGTTTCGGGCGCGCTCAACGGCTTTGCCGGCAATGGCGGGCTCGATACCGGCTATATCGACCAGAGCCTGCTCAACCAGTCCGCCAATGGCAGGTTCCTGACGCCGGACAGCAACCCCTTCATCAAATCGGTCGCCAATCAGGCGGCCGACGCGGCGCAGGCGCGGATCAATGCGCAGTTCGGATCGGCCGGGCGATCGAACGGATCGGGGCTCTACGCGCAGCTGTTCGGCCAGGGCATCACGAACGCGACCGACCAGGTCTATGCCCAGAATTACGAGAATGAGCGCCAGCGCCAGATCGCCGCGCAGAACAGCCTGCTCAGTTCGCAGCAGTCGGCGCGCGAGGCCGCGCTCGCCCGCCAGTTCGGCGCTTCGGGCGACATCTTCAACGCGGAAAACAGCTCGGCCGAGAATGCGGCGCAGCGCCAATATGGCGCCGCCTCCAACATCTTCGGCGCGCAGAACAGCGCGGCGGAGAATGCGGCCTCGCGCGCGTCGACCGCTTATGAGGCGGAGCGCCAGCGCCAGCAGGCGGCGGCGAACGGGCTGATCGATGACCAGCTTCAGGCTTCGGGGCAGCTTCCCGGCCTGCTCCAATCGATCATGAATGGGGACATCGCTGCGTTCACATCGAACCAGTATCAGGACAATACGCCCTACAATAACCTTCAGAAATACGTCGGGCTATTGTCGCAGCTATCCGCCCCGTTCCCGATCCAAGACAGCAAGACGACAGAAAAGACGAGCGGACTAGGGCCGGCGATAAGCTCACTAGCCGAACTCGGCAGCGTGGCTGCTAAGTTTGTGGGACCCGCAAGCGGCAATCCCTTCGCCGGCCTGTTCTCAGGTTCTGGCGGGGGCGGCTTAAATGATGGGCATTGCATCTATGCAGCGCTCGCAGCGTCTCTCGCTCACGCCGCGCCAATCAGCGTCAGACGTCGTCGTCTTCGCGCGCTACTTTGGCGGTGGTCGGGACGCTGACGCCCCGGCGATAGATGGAGCTCCTGCGGCGCTTGGCCGAAACCGCGCCCGGCTCGTCGGCGGTTTTGCCCATGTTGAACAGGAAGGCGAAGGGGCGCCACAATGCGCGGCGGAAGGACGGGGGCGCGTACACAAAGATAACGGCGAAGAGCTTGCTCAACAGGGAATCTGCGGCTTCAAACGGATCCGACATGCGCCCCCGATAGCACGGCCATTCCCGGCCTCAAAGACAAACAGGCGCGCTGCGGCGCCGCGAGGGCAGGCGAGCAGGCAGACAGTCTTCCCGATCACTCGCTCGTTAATGGTCGCCGGGAGCGCCCGCGCCAGTATTTTCGCCGGCGGGCGGGGGAGGAGAAAAGCCGGGCCGATCGACGGGGCAATAAGCGCTCTCGCGATGCTTGGTCGAGACCGCGCCCTGCATGCCCCTAAGCTTGCTCACATAGGTGCTGGGGTTAAGCAGGAAAGCAAAAGCACGCGACATCAGCGAGCCGCCCGTCTCGGGGAAGACTTCCACGAAGATATTCAACACGAGGCGCAGCAGAAGCCACAGCAGCCTCGGCACCGCCTGGAAGAATTCCGTCATGCCGAAGGCGAGGTCCAGCAACTCGTCATGCATGCGCCGCCGATAGCACGGTGCCTCAACGGCACAAGCAAGAACACGCTCATCGTCACACCGACAAAGGATGCTGACGGCGGTGTGAGCGACCAAGTCGAAAGGACCGAATGATGACGGGACGCGGAGCAAATCAGCTGTCGCAGCGTGGCGCGCCTCTCGGCGGCTTTACACCGTCGCTGCCCGGCGGTGGTCAAGGTGTTACCGTAACGATTGGTCCATACGCGCACGATTATCCGGGTCCGCGCCATCCGTCGGCCCCCGGACCGCTTAACCTTCGGTTCACGCCAGCGCAGTCGCCAGACAGGGCAGGCAACAGCGTTAAGGTCGTGGTAGGCTCGCAGGCGTTGGCTTTTCAGCAGCGCTCCGAGAACCAGTTGAAATATGTAGGCGGAGAGGAGCTAATCAACCGCGTCAGGATTGCCCAGGACAAGTTCAATCTAGGGCCGGGCGCTACCCATGGGTTTGACTGGGTAAGTGATTCACAATTGTTTCCTGCGAGTCGCGCATTCTACAAAGCTTCCTCCGACTTGGAACCATTCGTCTTCAAGTTGGCAGGTATTGGTAACGATAATTCGCCCGCGACAAGGGCTCTGCAGCAACGCCTCCGCGATCGTTATATTCCCAACTATTGGGATAGTGACGCAGTTAAGCAGTGGAAGTTGAGTAACAGTCTCAAATTTGCAAAAGATAACAGGGATTCTGCTTTAAATTATTTAAGAACACATCCCAATGAACAGGGCAGAATAGTCGCGCCGACGCCACCGAAGACCAGGCCCATGATGGAGTCGGAAAAGATAAGCCGGGATGAAGCAAATACCTTGGCGCAGCGAAGGAAGCTGGGGCTCGACTACCGCCCAGATTTTGACATGCGCGACCGGTTGGACCGCGCCCTCCCGTTGCTGAGCGATGCCAGGGACGCCGCTGGAGATGTTATAACGAACGCAGCAAAAGCGCCGTTCAGAAGCGATGTCGATTTCCGGCCGGGAGATGCATGGCGTAATGGACTCCATTATGACACGCTAAGAAACCAACGCTATGAGCGGGAACATCCGACGGCGGCCGCAGTCGCGGACGGCACTGGGTGGGTCGTGCAAAAGGCTGGGGAGCACGTCATCGAAAAGGCGTTCCCGGAAGCCATGGCAGCCTATGACATGGCTTCCTTTCTCGTCGATCGAGTCAAGGATGAAACGGATAAAGCACAGAAGGAGAGGCGCAAAGGTGTCGCACAGGCGACGGTTGGTAGAGGCCCTGGGGATCCCCGCAGTTCATCTCACGATCAACCGCAACCTTCCTCCAGAGTCGGCGGGCCAACCGATCCTCTGTACTCGTACGATGTCGTTGTAGGAAATCCACGCGGTAATAGCGCAACCTCTGCTCGAACCGCAGCCGTCCAGCGGGCTGGCTCGGGCCCGGAACCGATGTCTCATTCTGCGCAACGGGCGGCACCTCAAGCTGCGCCCGCTCCGCGCCTTCGCTATGACTTCAGCAACTTCGGTACAGAGCATCGTCTGTCCGGCGAGCCTGATCCGAGCATGGCGCAAACGCCTGCCGCTTCGCCTTCTGCTCAGGGCCAGATCATCTATCATTCGCACTCGACCGATTTTCCCTATGGCGCGCAAGATCCGGCGGCGGGGTTTTATGCCCGTCCTGACGATATGGCGCACGCCGCGGGCTATGGCAGCGGTCGGCCGGGCCAATCGGCAGCGCCTGCTTATCAGATCGGGCCGTTTTTCGATGCGAACGGAATGCGTATCGACCAGTCCCGTCAGACCGGGCCGTTTTCGTTCGCGGTTCCAACGGCGGATCAGAGGACGGCGGATTTTTATCCGCAGCTCGGCGATCTCAGGCGCAACGCGGATGCGATGGCGACCGATCCTTATCCGAACCCCGGCGATGCGACGCGGGCGGCGCAGCTGGTCGAGCCGCGGCCGGTCTATCCGACCAATCATCCCTATGGCTTCGGCGCCGGGTTCGCGCCCGATCAGGTTGCATCCGGGCGGCCATATGCGGTCGCGCCGCAGGGCTTGGCTGCTCCGTCCGATGATCAGGGCGGGATCGTCTATCATCCGCAATCGCTCGCTGCTCATTATTATGACGCGCAGCGGGGCGGCGGGCTCTATGGCGATGCCGGGGGCGATCCGCGCTACGGGCCGAGCTATGACGACGGCGCGGGCGGCTATGCTCCAGGCGGTTCGGACGGGTTCGACTTCGCTTCGCCCGCTTATGTGCATGCCGGCGGCTGGCAGCATCCGGCCGATATGTCGGGGCAGGGGCCGGGGTTGCTCGTCGCCGCGCGTGGTGCGCGCTTCGGCTATGGGGGCGCTGCGCCCGCGCCCGTGATCGGCGGGATCATTCCGCTTGGCCTCGGCGCGGCTTCACGAAGCGATGGATCGGGCGGCGGGAGCGGCAGCGTGCCGCTGTACAGCAGCTATACCGACTATGGCGGCACTGGCGCCGTAGATGCGCAGCCCGATGTCTCGATCGTGCCGGACCCGTCCGGCTGGAGCCCGCGCGGCGCGGTGCGCAACATATTGGCGATCGCGCCCGATGACGGGCAGGGCGCGCCGAACTGGCTCGATCCCAACACGCCGCCGCCGCAGATCATGCTCAACATTCCCGATCTTTCGGGGCTGATCCGATGAGCGCGCGTCCCCCGGCACGCAGCGCCCGCGCGGCCGCGATCACATGCCTTGACCAGGGAGCAGGCCGATGAGCCTTTACGACTGGGATACCAATCCCGCCAACAACACCGCCAAGCCGGGCATCGATTGGTCCGAAGGCATGCTGCCCTCCGCCGTCAACAACAGCGCGCGGCAGATGATGGCGGATCTCAAGGCCTTTCTCGCCTCGCCCGTTTTCACCGGAACGGCGAGTTTCGACAGCATCAATGTCACTGGAACGGCGACAATTGCCAATTATTCGGGCCTGTTCGGCGCGACGGTGACGACGGGCAATGGCGTGTCCACCGGCAGCGTCGCCCTGGAAATCGGCGGGGCCAGAACCGCCGAGGGCGTCAGCATCGTCGATCTGCACGCCACCAGCGGCAGCGACTATGACGCACGTGTGATCCGCGGCGGCGGCGCCAATGGCAATCTCGACATCACCAATGTCGGCGCAGGCCTCGTCAGGCTGATTTCGCAAGGCGCCGGCGCGCTGGATTTCTATACCAACAACCTGTTTCGCGGACGGTTCGCCTCCAATGGCTATTTGGGGCTCGGCACGGCTGGCCCCGAAAGCCCGCTCACGATCGTCAACGACGTCGATCAGATGATCAACATCAGCCGGCCGACCGCCAATGCGTGGAGCGACATCCGCTTCTACTCCGGCGGCGTCGCGCGCGGGCTGATCGGAGCCGATCCGAGCAACCGCATGGCGCTGTACAGCGATGCCGATCTATCCTTCTACACGGCCGGCACGGTGCGCGGCGCATGGCTGGCCAACGGCAATCTCGGCATCGGCACGACCTCGCCGACGCGCC